GCATTTGCCTCCCGTTGCAGTTGCACGTTCGTCTCGTTCGCGGATTGCTGACCCAAAAGAGAAGCCCCCCCGGCGATAATGCCGGGAAGGGCTGCGGCTAGAAGAGGTCCCATTAGAACCGTCCCAGTGTTGCGGGGACCGAATACACTTGCATCGGACGCACGTGGTTCATCTGGAACCACAAGTCCATAAGCAGGTCCGGATAATTTTCATCCGGAACAACCAAAGACCGCTCGATTGGAGTGTCACTCTGAATGAACGTCGCGTTCAGAAGCGGGCGCGACGTGAAGTGTTGGGCCAAATGCCAAACGTCCAACGTCTCGGCGTAGGAGCTCCGGAATTGTCCACGAATCTCGGACGGGTTGTAGCGGTACTCGGCGTACCGTTCTTGGTACCCAAAGACTTCGTCGTCGGCGGAAGTACCGTCGACGTAAAGTTCCTTGTTGAGAACTTCCTGCTCACCGAGCAATTGCAGTTTAGGCCAGAAGTAATCGAAACGCGTGCGCCGCAGCCACTTTCGATTCACACCTTGCTGGTACGTCAGATCGGCACGAGGCTTCACCAAGCCGATCACCCAGCCGTGTTCAACAAACGATTTGCTGAAGCCAATCGCAGAACCGTTTTCGGCGGAGGTAGAGAACGCAGCCAAGGTGCCTTGCGGAGTTGTTCCGGTCTCGGAAGTTTGGGCTACAGGGTGTTGGTTCACCAGGGACGTAGCACCGGCAAGATACTCGGGCCGTTGCAGGCGGAAGTCGGGAGAAACCACACCAAAGTGAGCACGAAGAATTTCGACGTAGCGTGTACCACCACGGGCATCGAGTTCGAACAGGCTTTGTAACATCAAAGCCTCGCGGAATTCATTCAATGTAGAGGCAGCTGCTTCGGAAAGGTCCGCATAAATATCCGGATAGCCACCAGTCGCTTGTTTAACTTTCAGGTACGTTTCGTCGGCACCAAGGCCCGACGAATTGCCTTCGACGAACCAACCTGTCCAGGTTTCGTCGCCACCAACTGCGCGAGATACGCCGGACACAGCTGTCTGCACCGCACCGCCAAGACCAAGTCCTTTGACAGGAGCAGAGGCTCCAATGGGAAGCGGAACCGACGGACCTTTTTGCGGCCACGGAAGGCAGCTGGTGAAGTAATCGTGCCGCTTTCCGCCTTTCAAAAGGTGATAGTCAGCGTTCGAGTCGGGGCCATCACCCTTGTTTACTGTCACGCGGTTTTGAAGATTCTGGTCCCGAAACCATTCGTTCCAAATCAGGTTGTACGCGCGAAGCGGAAGCGCGTTGATATAACCCACGTCGTTGGACGGAATGCCAACGTGGTCGAAGATCGCGTTGAACGCGGGAACAGCGTTCAAGTTCACTTGTGGCACCAGGTAATCGGTTGAATCGCCGGGATCATCCTGCGCGCCATTGAATCGTTCCCAGTTATCCCAAACAAGACGGTTGGGAACGAAGAAGAAGTAAAAATCCAGATACATGTTGTCCATCAGCGGGACAACCTGGGGTGCAAGCCGCGTGAAATGCTTCACGCTCAGGTTGATCGTATCGCCAGGCAGGATCTCCTCCATCATGATCGGAGTGAGATAGTCAAAGTCGATCGTATCTTTGACGGCGAAGCTGCGGTCAAATGCCGATCGCGCTTGGTTGACCGCAGGGATCTGCGCGAAAGAGTGTTGAGAATTCCGATTTCCAAGAGACATCAGAGACTCCAGTTCTTTGCAAGTTCCTTGAACTTGCTCTTTAGGATTGTGAATTCAACCTGGCGGCGATTAAGCGGATACATTCCGCGTCCGCCAGAGTAGTTAATCAAGTTTGTGAAGAATTCGAGCTCTTCACGTCGCTGTTTTTCAGCGGCTCTTTTTTCCAATTCTGGTCTCACCTCCGTTACGTAATGCTTCCAAAGCTCAGGAACTTCGCGCCTCGCCCAGTCCGTGTAATACCGGGGAATTTTCCCGACGTTACCGTCGGGAAGCACGATAAATCCGTTACTCAGTGCATGTTTGTGGTTGTCTATAATCCAAGCTTTTCCGAGAGCTCGCTTTGAACCTGTACGGTGATGAGGTCGGAAAGCAGGATCAGTTTCGCCAAGAGCCTTAGCTCCGTAGCGGGCAACGTAAGAAGCGCTTTCGAGAGTGACCGCACCGATCTCGTGTCGGCCACGGGACTCCCAGAGTGAATCCACCAGTCCGCTAGTGAAAGTGCTTCCGAAGTCCGTCTCTCGAGATTTGGTTTTATCGGAGGGAGACCACCCAAAGATGAGATAATGCCAATGAGGTCGTCGAGTTTTTGTTCCATACTCTCCTGTCGTCACCACCCCAATGGGATGGTTTAAAGAGCGGCGAAGCCGCTTGATAAAGTTTTGGGAATCCGGAACGTGCAGTTTCGGTCCGGGAAGGTGTTTGTCGTCGTAAGTCAGAGTGAGAAAGATCGAATCCGCGTGATACTTGGATTCATGCCACGCACGGATCCCTTTTTCGCGGGCCGTATTGAGACAGCAAGCCAGGCATTTGCCGCACGGAAGCCGAAAAGGGACGAGGCCCTCTTCGGCTTGCTTTTTTGAGAACGTAATTGTACCCTGCGAGTCGAAACTCGCTGTCAGGGGTCGGATACACTGCATTGTATTCGGCCCTTTTCTTTAGCCGAGGCGAATTCCGCCGCGCATCGCGCGGGGATTCATCCCGTTTTTTACGTGAATCCCGGTGTTCTTTTTGAACGACTTTTGACTGGCCTGACGGCTCATTTTTCGGCGTTTCACTCACTCCTCCTTTTTTTTGACACCGAGGGTCGGTGTCAGGGCGTCTTATTACAACAAGGGAGCAATAAGACGCCCGGTTTTTCGATGTGCTGCTACTGCATCACTTCGGCGCGATCGTGTCGATCGCTTTAATCATATGACGCGGTTCGGCATATGCTTCAATCTTTCCTGTGCTTTGGTCGAAGAGTCCAACTTCGTACAGACTAAAGTCTTCAGGGAATTGTTTAACCATGGACTGCGGATCTGCAGTCAGTTGGGAAAAGGCACGCTCGGCATCGCCTCGGTGCGCTTTAGCGAAGGGAGAGCCATAGATTTCACCTTTGGCATCACGGATGGAGAAAAGTACCAGTTTCATGGAAGCTCGCTTTCTGGACCGAAGTCCGGGTTGTTAGTGGCCCAAATTTGGGCCACCGCGAGCATCTGTCAAGGTGGAAATTTCGTTATTTTCGATTGTTGAATATTTTCAACAATTTCCGAATGAGAATTGTTACGAGTCGGAAAGTCATCAAAAGGTCAAGTTGACGTTTTTCTTCCATGGGTCCTCCTCTTTAAAGGCTACGCTAGCCTTTTGTCGGTTCCTACTACGTAGGCAGATATGGGTTTATTTGAGCCATATTTGGCTCAGGTTGAGAGATCGCAGCCGAGGGGTGCATGGGATATGGTCGGCCTATTCCGGTTTGCCTATGGCGGGCTAAAGCCCTCACCGGGGCCGTTTTTGTTGCGACCTAATAGACTGGACCGGTCGCAGAGATACAAAACAAGGAAGCGCGCGCGCACGTAGATCGCGCACACACGCTGAATGTTTTGTTAAGAGTTGATTTAGATAAAGAAAGACCCGGGAGTTCCGGGTCTAGTTGAGGGTTATTTTGCCTGCTGAGGATCAGCGGCAGGTGGGGAGGCCGGCGTTGCCGGCGGCACTTTCGTGCTTTCGTCCGAGGGAACCTCGGCGGATTTTTTTTGGATCAGGCCATATTTCATGGCCAGGTCCTTATTTGCAGGATTGACGAGAAAACCCTCCAGATTTCTCGGGTCGTTGTTGAGTCGTTCGCGAATCTCAGCTGGCAGCGTCGCGAACGTCGAGGAGGCTTGGCGGACTTTCTCAAAGGCTCCCGCCAAGTCGGGCACATTCGAAACGTCGGCATAAATGCCGGCGTTCTGACGAACGTGCGTAATTTGCTGGCCTTTGCGATACTTGTCCATGATCGAGTTGACGTTCACCTCTTGACGAAAACTCTGGTCGGTTTTCGAAGGTAACGGGTCAACATACTGTTTCCGGAACTGAGCTTTGGGACGAGAAAACTTTTTTGCCATCTGCACTCCTTAGGGCATGCCCTTGTGATAAAAGAAATTATCGATTCGGTCCTGCCGGTCCATCGCACCAGGGTCAAATTTTCTCATTCCCTTGATGCCTTGTTCGGCCTTGCGAACCAACGGCTCTAATTGCTTGTAAACGCGATTTTTTAAATCGCTCTCTGGAATTCCTTTCTCCGCCACTTTCGTGTTCATCTTCGCTTGCGCAGTCTGCGCACGAATAAGATTTTTTTGCTCCGCAAGGTTGTCAACCTCTGCAGCCTGTTTCGTCATCGCGAGTTGGAGATTTCTCATTTCCACGGCGCTCGTAAGCGCGCCCGAAATCTCATTCTCCACCCGAGCAGCGCCAGCCTGACCTTGAGAGCCACCAGGCGAGGAAGCTCCCGACTGGTTAGCTGAAAGCAAAGGATTAAGGCCTGCTGCTTTGAGATCAGCGACCTGTCGCTGATGGGCGGTGTTGGACATCTGTGCTTGGAAGTCTCTGTTTTTTTGGGCCTCAGCAATGTTGGTTGCATTTGCCTCCCGTTGCAGTTGCACGTTCGTCTCGTTCGCGGATTGCTGACCCAAAAGAGAAGCCCCCCCGGCGATAATGCCGGGAAGGGCTGCGGCTAGAAGAGGTCCCATTAGAACCG